GTCTCATGTTGTTAAGAAAGGTGAATGGTTTGAAGTAGAACAAATCAAAGGTAAGAAAGCTACCATAGTTGATGGTGATTACACTAGTCCATTTGTTCTAGAAAACGTACCGGTATCTGTAATAGATAAGTGGGAAGATGCCGAAACATATAGTTGGAATAAATCATTTGACTTTTAATTTATAATATGTTATACTATCTGTATAATATAGGAGAATTAATTTGAAACTATTTGTATACGGAACATTAAAGAAAGGTTTTGGTTTAAGTAGTGTATTATCTAGTAGTAAATACATAGATGATTACACTACTAAATCAGGATACATGATGAGTGGAGTTTCTTTTCCATTAGTATGGAAAGATCCTAACTCTAAATATAAAATTAAAGGAGAACTATACGAAGTAACAGATAGTGATTTAAATTTTGCAAACTCTATTGAATTAGGTGCTGGATATACTTTAGAAAAAATAGATAAAGATATTTATGCTTACATATATCCTTACCCTTGGATAATGTCGTCACCACAGGTTAAAGTAAACCATAAAAATAACTATTATGAATGGAGTAAATAACATGAGATGTAAAGCTTGCAATATAAACCTATCTGACTTTGAATCAACTAGAAAATCAAGTGTAACAGGTGAATTTATAGATTTATGTAACACATGTTATAGTACTATACAACAAGATGTAGATCCTGCATCTGAACGAGAAGACCTACGTCACGGAGATTACGACGAGGAATAAGCACGCATGCCTTCAGGCAGAGTGCGTAATTGCGAGGAGTGTGTATGAGTAGATTTATTAAGCTAGGTCCGTGCCCTCACTGTGGATCTAGTGATGCACGAGCAGAGTATGAGAATAGTTACTGGTGTTTTAGTTGTAGTACATATGACTCTAAGAATGATACTCAATCTTTGCGGGATAGAATTATAAGAAGGACAGAACAGGACATGAAAATAAACAGTGGAGTGTTAGATACTATTAAAGATATACCTCAAAAAGGTATGCAATGGCTATTAAAATACGGCATTTTACCAGAAGAGATAACAAAATACGGTATCTCCTGGGAACCAGCTAGAAGAATGTTAGTTTTACTTAACAAAAAAGGATACTGGCAAGCTCGTAATTTTGGTTTTGGTAACTACAAATACAAATCTAATGGTATGAAACCCTTGGAAATTTATGGAGAAGGTGATACAATAGTAGTAGTAGAAGATGTTTTATCTGCTATTAAAATTGCAAGGTGCAGATATGAAAGAATCTGTGCCAGTCCTTTGCTTGGCTCTTCGATGCCCAAGCAAACGATGTCTCAATTAACTAAAAAATATAAAACAATACATGTATGGTTAGATAGAGATAAGGCTAAACAAGCTGTGAACATACGTAATCAGCTTAGATCTTTAGGCGTAACAAGTAAGGCTATAATCACACCTAGAGATCCAAAAGAGTATAACAAAACGGAGATACTAGATTGGTTGAAGAATTAATAATTAAATTATTTTGTGATAACAAAGATTACTACACTAAATATTATAAACATATAAATTTAAATTACATTAAAAATAATTTTACTAACTTATATAAATTATTTCTTGTCCTTCATAATTATTATAATGATAACAAAGTAGATACTATTAATAAAGTTAATTTTGAATTAGCTTATCATTCTAATTACTTGTTAGAAGAAAGTGAAAGAACAGAACTGTCAGAAACATTAGATAGAATTATGTCATTAGATATTAATATTGATAATGTAATTAATTATTTAGAAGAACACCGTAAACGTTGCGTAGCAGGTGAACTAGCTAAAGTAGCTTTAGATGTAGAAGATGGTACAGCAAAGCTAGATGAGCTAATGGATAAAGTAAATGAGTTTGAGCATCAACAGATAGAATCTATTGAAGCACAAGCAGTTAATATGGATCTAGTAAATTTGTATGAGTCGCAAATCCAAACGCCTGGACTACGCTGGCGTTTAGATTGGCTCAACAAATCACTAGGTTCTCTACGTAAAGGTGACTTTGGTTTCATCTTTGCTAGACCAGAGACAGGTAAGACTACCTTCTTAGCGTCAGAGATGACTCATATGGTATCACAAACAGATGGGGACATACTCTGGTTCAACAACGAAGAACAAGGTAAGAAGGTAGCAGTCAGATGTTTCCAAGCTTTGTTTGGTGTAACAAATAAAGAATTGTTTGAAGAAAAAGAAATCAATGCTGATGAATACAATCAAAAGATTGGTAATAGAATTAAAATCTATGACTTTGAAGATAGTAATAATACTAGTCGTATTGAAGCAATCATTAAAGATACTAATCCGTCATTAATTATCTTTGATCAGATTGATAAGATTCGTGGTTTTAAAAACGACAGGTACGACCTGGAGTTAAAAAAGTTGTATCAATGGGCTAGAGAGATAGCTAAAGGTTATGCTCCAGTAATTGCAGTAAGCCAAGCCGGTGGTACTGGCGAAGGCAAGTTGTGGTTGACAATGGATGATGTAGACAGCAGCAAGACTGCAAAGCAGGGCGAAGCTGACTGGATACTTGGTATTGGTAAAGAACAAGACAATACCAGCAACATGCGTTTCTTAAACATTAGTAAAAATAAACTGTTAGGTGATAAAGATACATTGCCTGACCTAAGACATGGCAATGCACAAGTCTTAATTAAACCAGAGATAGCGAGGTATGAAGAGTTATGAGTTACTTAGTCTTAGATGTAGAAACAACTATTAGTAATACAGGTAATCCTTTTGATAAGACAAACAAACTTGTAATGGTAGGTTTACTTAGTGATAAAGAAGTAGCAGTCTACGATATTGAATACTCCGTTGACCCCTACAAGGAATTGCTTAACAATATCCAAATAGCCGTGGATAAAGCAGATGTGCTTGTAGGGTTCAATATTAAATTTGATTTACATTGGTTACGTAGATATGGTATTGATTTTAGTAAAAAAAGAATATGGGATTGTCAATTAGTAGAATTCATATTACGTAATCAAGCTAATGCTTATCCTTCACTAAACAGAACAGCTGAGTTTTATGAACTAGGAACTAAACTAGATGAAGTTAAAGAAAATTACTGGAAGAATGGTATTGATACTGATAAAGTTCCACAAGATATACTAATAGATTATCTTAAACGGGATGTAGAATTGACTGAGCAAGTCATGGCAGAACAAATGAAAGAACTATCTAAACGTCCAGAATTAAAACGATTAATTTCTTTACACAATCAAGATCTGCTTGTGTTACAAGAAATGGAATACAATGGTCTAAAGTATGACTATGATAAATCAACTGTATTAGGAGATGAACTTGAAGAACAAATCGACAAACTCAACAAACGGCTTTACAATTATCATTCTTACGATAGCTTTAATCCCAATTCTAACGATCACTTATCTGCTTTTCTTTACGGTGGGATTATTAAAGAACGTATTCAACGCCCCGATGGACATTTTAAGACTGGCAAACGAAAGGGCGAAGTTAAGTATAAATGGCAAGAAGAGGACAGAGAATTCCCCAGAAGAATAACTCCATTACCTAACAGTGAGCTTAAGAAAGAAGGTTTCTTTAGTACTAATGAAGAAACATTAAAGAAACTTAAATCAAATAAAGAAGGTAAAGACATATTAAATATTTTATTAACTAGAACTACTCTGGAAAAACGTAAATCAACTTACTACCAGGGTATAGTTAATTTAATTGATGAGATGAACTGGATTAAAGATACTATCCATGGTCAACTTAATCAGTGTGTAGCAAAAACAGGTAGGCTATCAAGTAGTAAGCCTAACTTACAAAACTTTGATGGTGAGATTAAAACTCTTTTTCCATCCAGATACGGAGAATAACATGAACGAAGAAGACAATTGGGAAGATTTAGAAAGACGATTAAAACTTAGAAAGGATGATCACGTAGAAATGACACAAGAAGAATATACTGCTAGTCAAGAAGAAGCACACAAACATTTTGTTAGTGTAGAATTTAGCAACATGATACTTAAAGATGGTCCAACAGCAACTTTAGCTTTGTTAGATAAAGATGCTAGATCAGAACTATCTCAATCTATTATTAATAATTATCATAAAAGATTAGTAGAAGCTAACTCAGGATTATAGAATGATACTTAATGCAGATGCAAAACAATTAGAGTGGGTATGTGCTGCGTTCTTATCTCAAGATAGTGTAGCTATCAAAGAGATAATGGGGCAAACAGATCAACACACAGACAATCAAAACAGGTTTGGTTTACCTAGTAGATTAGTTGCAAAGACTTTTGTGTTTAGATTAATCTATGGTGGTAGTGCTTTTAGTTATGCCAATGATCCAAACTTTAAAGATATTGGTGATGAAAAGTTTTGGCAAAAAGTAATTGATCAGTTCTATAAAAAATATACTGGACTTAAAGCTTGGCATGATGAAATATTTTTACGTGCTAAAAAAGATAATAAACTTACTATGCCTACAGGAAGAACTTATGATTATTTACCAGAAATAAATTCATTAGGTAATCTTAAATATCCTCGCACCCGAATCCTTAACTATCCAGTACAGGGATTGGGTGCGGATCTAATGGCTATTGCAAGAGTAACATTACGTGATAAAATATCAAACATAAAAGGTGTTAAATTAATTAACACTGTACATGATAGTATCATGCTTGACTATGATCCAAAGGTATGTTATACTAATAGTATAGTAGAAATAGTTAAAGAATGTTTTCACAATGTACCTGATAATTTTACAAAATTATTTGGTAAAAAATTCAACCTACCCATGAGGGTTGATATACAAGTCGGATCATCATGGGGTAACCTAACTGATATATAAGGAGATTATATGCAAGTAAATGTTGTAGATGTATCAACGTTAAATACTCACCAAGCTAAGAATGGTAGACAATATCAATCAATAGAAGTGATGTATAAAAATGACCAAGGACAAGCTCAGTCTAAAAAGCTAATGTCGTTTGCAAACCCTGCTGTATTTAAAGCTGCACAAGCTTGGCAAAAGGGTGATGTAGTACATGTTAGTACAGAGAAAGATCCAAATGGTTATTGGCAATGGACAGCAGTAGGTTCAGCAGATGCCGTTACAGATACACGTAGCGATACTGCCGCACCAGCTCAAGCCCAGGCAAGTTCTACAAAGACTCGTGTTACTGGTAGTAACTATGAGACTAAGGATGAACGTGCTGCTAGGCAAGTAATGATAGTCCGTCAATCATCTCTAGCAAACGCTGTAAGTACTTTAGCAATTGCTGGTAGTCAAGCGTCAGCTAATGATGTTATTAGCTTAGCTAAACTATACGAAGGATATGTTCTAGCAGAATCAACACAAACAGATAGTATTGATGATATTGCTAGTGACATATCCTTTTAGGAATGACTATGGAATATCTAGATAAACGTCTTGCAGTATCAGG